GCCATATCTCGGCTCGCTGCCTGAGCACTCATCCACGGAGCACTCCCAATAACAGCCTTTCCACCATACGCGGTCCTTATAATAGCCATTGGCAGTATCGTCCCATCCCTTGATATACTTCCTCGACGCGTTCCACTGCCCGCAGTCGCGTGCTTGGTACATGGGCTTGCCCAGATAGTCCAGTTGGATGATGTTCTCGGCCAATAAGGTCTTGGCATAGAGGCAGGGCTGGTCCTTGGAGATGACGCCTTTCTGCAGCAGGTCGTGGACGGCCTGTATGTCGGGTGGCAGACCCACGAAGGCGGCGTAGTTCGAGCCATGTTTCGAGTCCTCGATGATGGGCTTGTCCACGCCTTGCAGGAAGAGCCATCGACCATCGTTGGAGGAGACGAACCACACGCTCTGACGGGAGGTGTCCAAAGTATTGCCCCAGCGGATGACGCGCGCCGTGGCCACGGGTGCGTAGTTCTTTCCACCCGGAACGTCGCTGTCTGCGTACAGCGAGCAGACGGCGGTGTTGGCTTCCGTGTCCACCTTGTCTACACGCAGCCAGAACGAGTAATAGGTCTTGCCCGTATCGAGGCGGTTCACCTTGCCCAGCAGAATGTCGTTGACGTGGAAGGTGTGGTGGTCGGCATCATACTCCTTGCGGAAGGTCAGCGTGTATTGTCCGATATCGGTGTGCTCCACCTTCTCGATGATGCCCTTGTCTGTGAAGTAGGTGTCGCCCTCCAACACGTTCTGATGGTTGAACACCAGTTCGTTGAAGATGGCGGAGCCGTCGACGCGGATGGAGCCGCAGACGATGGATCCGTCGGGGTTGAGCCGTATCTGCTTGCTCTCGCCGACGATACAGCCCATGAGCAGCGTGAGCAGCCCGGAGGCGGTGTCGTCGGTGTCCTTACGCAGGAAAGGCGCTCCGGCAAGGTACGACAGCAGCGCGAGGAAGGCGTTGCCTATCCTCGTGGCAGTGTTGGCATACGTTCGGCGTTCGTCGCGTATGCCCTCGTACATGGTACGCAGCTGCTGCAATGCTTGTGTCGTTGTGAGTGTATCTGCCATATTCGTTCTTTTCCGCAAAGATAGTTTATATAATGTATTGCAGAAAATACACGGCAGAGGTTGGTTCAAGAGTCCCCGTTGTCATCCATTCCTTTTAAAGAAATAATACATCCCCAAATCCTGCAATTCCGGTACATGGGCGGAATGCAGGATTTGACCGATCTGCCCACTAAAGCGCTGTCAAAACCTTGGCAAGTGGGCGTTTTTCGCGCAAAAGGGGTCCCAAGTTACCGTTTCAAGACGGCAATTTGGGTGGTTTTGCGCGAGTTTTCCACTACCAAAAAGAGCAAACCGCCCAATATCAACGATTTGGCGGTTTGCGAGCGGCGAAAGCCGCTGAAGCCTGCCTTAGCAGCCCCCACCGCCCTAAGCAGCCTTGGCAATTGCCTCCCTTTGATATAGCGGAATATGTAAAGGCCTTTCAATTCTGCAACGTCGGCAATTAACTCTTTTGTCGTTGCAAGAGGTATGGCAATTGCCATCCGCGGTATGCGCCGGACGGATGAGCATCATCGGTTCAGCGCTACCAATGAATGTCCAAACCTATCTCCACTGCCATACGGTGTGCCATTGGCCTGCCACCGGCACACTGTATGTTGGTGGGTTAGCCTGCGTGGCAACTGAACGCAAGAAGCGGCACTGGCCATAAACGACATCGCCCTGCAAGGACAGCGATGCCCAGTGCATGGCATGTGCCGCCACTGTCCCTTCCTATCTCCCCAGTGTTACTGTCTGCCTGGTGCGTCGTGCAGTGAACCAGCCATGCGGTCCACGTAACGTAAGCTGAAGGCAGACTGTAGCACTGGGGGTACGTGCCTTCTCGAAGTTCACAAACAAAATCCCCGAAGCCCGTAAGCCTCGGGAAGGAGTTATCAGCCGTACCAAGCATCAGGCGAGCTTGTCCAGTATCATCCTGCTGGCCTTCTCCACGTCGGTCATGAGCGAGAGCACATACTTAGGCTGCTCACGCAAGGCATTGACCCAACCTTTACAATAAGCCGCGTTGTTGTTGATGATACGCTTATCGAACCCAAGCACCTGCCCAACACGTGCCGCACCAAGCTCAGCGACCAGTTCCTCTTTGGCGTAGAGCGTATCGCCGAACCTCTTTCCTTTCTCGCGATTGAGACGGCTGGCTGTGCCAGTGGAGTGTATCATCTCGTGGAGCATGGATGAGTAGAACTCCTGTCCGTCCTTGTATATCTCCTCGGCGGAAGCCCCGCGCTTGAACTGCTCCTTACGAGGGACTATTATCATATCACGTGTCGGAGAGTAGAACGCACCGTCGGCATCCTTCGTGGCCTGTATCGGGCACACCCAGGACTGTTCCTCTATCATTCTGTCAAGGGCTGCGTTGGCATACATACCCTGTGAGTCCTTAGCAATCTCACAGCCGAAGCCCTCCTTCAGGGCATTGACCTTATCAGGCTGTTTCTCCTCTAAGTTTGTCTGTGCCACATTGAAGACACTGTAGCTCTTCAGGAAGGGAAACTTCGTACACTTCTCCTGCTCATCCTTACTCATCTTATGGTAGGTGTCAAGAGAGATACGTTTGCCGGCAGGAGTGGTGATGGAATAATCCCAGAAGATGACAGGCATGGACTTAGAGCCTTTGTTGACATGGGCACCGAGGCGGTTGGCCTGCTTGAGGGTACAGTAGATAGGATGCTCCCAGTTGTTCAGTGCGCAGTCCATCATCAGCCAGAAAACGTTGCAACCCTGATATCTGTTGCCCTCGATGTTGACGGGGCTTCCCCCGATAGTGCGGCCGATCCAGCCCTGTTTCCAGTCGCTTGCCTGCATCTTTTCGATGCGCTCGATAATCATTGATGCGAACTTCTCCATTACGATCTCGTTGTGTTCTGTGAACTTCATAGTTGTATAATTTAAATTGTGAAACGTTCTTGTTGATTAATCCAAAGCTGTTACCGTGATATACTGAATGTCAACCATCACATCCATTGCCATGCGCTCAGCTGCTGCCGTGGCCTCTGCACAAGAGTCAGCCGTTACCTCGAATGTGATGTAGTCTCCGTCCTCGCCGTTGACTTCTACCTGATAGAGGTTCTGAGAGAAGAGATGGCTCTTGCGGTTGCGCTTTGTGAAACCATTGGCGGTGAGGTGCTGCTGTGTGAAAGTTGATGTTGTCATGATGTTGAAATTTTTAATTGTTGGACTTTTATTAATTTTTACGTGCATAAAAGGAGCAGCAATCGGAAAGGCCTTAGATGCCAGTTTTGGCCGTAAAATTTTTCATCTTCAGACTTGGAAAGTTGGATTAGGCAAACCTGCCCCAACTTTCTGAAAAATTTTACGAGACAACCGTAGGCTTGAACTTGCAGAGGCCGGGATTGCGCTAACTTTGCAAAGGAAAAATTCAAAGTCCGACAATGCCCGGAAAATTTCATTATGACAACATGCCACAACTTTCAGCAGCACCCACCAGACAAATGGTTGAAGCGCATCCGTATGAGCTTACAAAATAATCAGAACATCAAGGCAGAAGTTTACGGCAGGACGGTTAAGAGACTACTCATCGAGAAACGGCAATCGAATAATAGAGCAGAGGCCACGGCAGCAGCTATGCGATGGCACAAACAATGATGCCATTCAAGTATATTGCGGTAACAGCTATGGACAACAAGAGTACCGATAAATGACAACTATGAGGTTCACAGAATACATACGAGTCAGTATGCGGTCGCATCCTACCTAAGACTATCAAGCCTCGTGAAGATGCTGCAGCGACAAAAACAAGAAAAAAAAGGACGCTCCCATCATCAGGAACGCCCCTTACATTATATAATGGCAAAAGAAAGTGGTTGCTATTTCGAATATCCATTGGTGGACACACTGCGATACTGCATGACTGGGAACCGCTCTACCCCGATGCACAGCGTGTCAAACGCGTCGGAGCCGTCGGTACGGCTCTCCAGCTTGTCCTCTTCGGTCTCCGCAAGTTTTTCACCGCTCTTATCTTTCTGGCCATTCTTGACACCGGCCGAGGTGATGGAGATGAGCAAATCAGGATTATTGTCCCTGTTGATGAGCACCAAGTGGCGGGCACGGCCACGGAACATGCGGTTGATAAGGTCATTCTTCAAGATGTGGTTCATCGGCTTACCGATATACTTGGACTTCACGTTCCACCCCTTGCGACGCAGTCCCGTGATGATCATGCGATAGAAGGCCTCGGAGTGCGTACCATAGCTGTTGCCCACGAAGGTGGCATCATAATAGAAGACAACCTGCCGGCGACGGTGATAGCGGTAATAGTCGTTGAAATCATCAAGCAGTTCCGGGATCTTCCGCTTGTACTTCACGAAGAAGGACTTCAGGACACGGAGCTTGCCATCCTTGCCCACCTGGCCACAGACCAGCCAGTTGATGTTCGCATTGGCATCAAAGGCGATGTTGAGCGGCAACTGAGCGTCGAGGTCGCTATCCTGACGGCAGTCGTTGGGGATGGCACCGTCATTGAGAGCTTCGAGATTTAGCACATTCTCATTCGGCGCGGTGTAGAGGTTGACATCCTCTCTCATGCCGCCGTAGAAGCCGTCCGTACTTATCTCGATGCGCTTGCACATGATGGACGTGGCGAAGGTCAGCGGCGGCAGGTCGCGCTTGGCACGGCGGATAAACTCTTCACCCAAGAGGGCAAGGTTCTGGATACTGGTGTACTCCTTATAGAGAAGGCACTTCGACCGCAGGAAGCTGAGTTTCGCGTCGATGCGGTCTATCTTCTGCTGGATGGCATCCGCCTGCGATGGCATCGCTTTCTGCTGGCGCTTGGCCCGCCACTTGGCATAGACCAGTCCCTCGATGGCTTCCACGAGATCCTTGTCCATGTCATCCTTGTAGGAGAGGAACCAGCTGCCCTTCTTCGTCACCGGCATATCCGAGGTGATGGTCATGCCATGGTGTAGCGGGAAGTTGTGGAAGTACTGCTCGTTGCCTCTATTGGCTTGAAAGGTCTCATCCTTCAGTTGCTCGAAGTTGATGAACTTCGCTTCGTCGATGATGATGTAGTCGAGCGACATCGAGTTGCTGGTGCCGGCACGGTCCTGACTGATGATGTTACACACCGAGCCGTTATAAAACGAGATAGTATTCTCCCAGTTGGCCGGTGTGAAGATTGGCGATTTCCAGTGCAAGGCCTTCCAAGGGCGTTTGCCGACGACATAGTGGAGGTCGCGCTTGAATCCCCATCGCTCCAAGTGGATGAGCATAGAGGGCAGGATGTTGGTCAGGCACCGCTTGACCGACGGCGAGACGAAACCGCCCATCGACCCCGGCATGCCCTGAAAGCAGGACATCAGACGGCCCGCCTGTATAGCTCCCTTACCCATACCACGCCCAGCGACAATCACTTCGTCGCGTGTGTTCATGGTAAGGGAGTAGAGCTGCGGGTCGTTGAAATATTCCCTATGTACCTGTTCCGTTTCCATCGTGCTCTTCCTTTATCTCCTCATAATCTGCATCCTCAATCTTCGTGTCGCCATATTTCTTCTCCAACTTCCGGATGCGGTCGCGCAGACCGGGAACCTTCTGTATGCCGATAACCGTCGGATCATCGGTCATCTCGAACTGCTGCGGCACAATCTTATCAAACTCCAGCTCCGGCTCATCATCCTTGTCAGTGCGGTTATTCATGATGCGGTTCTTCTCTATCGAGGCCACGGCGCGCATGTCATTTCTCGCCCGTGCCAATATGAGATCTTCTTCAAGGTCTCGGTTGATTTTCCAGCGCATGAATTCCTTGGATGCCTGTTGCAGATTTCCCATGAGTATCTGGGTGAGATGTAGGTCATCGTAGGCCTGAGCCCTGCCGACCTTGAACTTCTTCATGTCGTAATCCACTATCTCCTTATCGAACTTCGACGGGAACTGCAGCCGGTAGGCGTAGATGCCACGAAGCCGCTGTAGCCGTTCCCGGACGGAAACGGCCACATTCCGCGCCTGAAGTTCGTTATCGTCGAGGACGACCAGACGCGAGTATTCATCTATGTTGACAGGTAAGCTCATATTTATATCATTGTCACTGAGGAAAGTTGTCTTTCTATCATACTGAGGCATTCTGATACCGAGAACGGCGAGCCGGCACGCGCAGCGTCCCGGATGTCCTCGCGGATTTCCCTTGCTGTTATGGCCACACCATGAAAAAAGGCACTCCGCGCAGGATGGCCGAGCGTATTGATATCATCGGTCAGTTCCGTCTCATCAATACCCAAAAGGGCGGAAATCTCCGCCGGAGTCATCATGCGCCTCGCCTCTTCCTCTATCTTTTGAAGCAACTCTTTCGAATAATCCATTGAGGTCAACTGATTTTTTAATGATATGGTCAAGTCCCGTGTAGAGATCCAGGAAAGCCTGCTGTGATGTCGTTACCATAGTACACTCAGCACGGTCGCCATAAGTCTGGTTCTGCGATGATATGACTGATACCGTCCAACGTTCATTTTGTACCAGTACTATCTTCGAGTGGTTCTGCGCAAGATAGACATTATCGAAGCAGCTGCTCATCAGCTTGGCCAGCTGCATTGTCTTTCTCGAAGCTTTTAGGTCAGCTACAAGTGATGCTTTTTCAATAAGTCCTTTCTTCCTCAGATTGAGGAAGCCGGAGCAGAAAGCATCCGACGTAGAGAAAGTGCTGACCCAGACATCAGCACGTCCGGTCTGCGACAGGATCCATCCGAGCAGGCCGAGCGTGTGAAGTCCGTTGCCGAGGAAGTATTGGTTCGACTGGCGTGTGAGCGGCTGCAAGATGTCGTCAATTCTCCTGCCCCTGCTCATCTTTTATATCGTTATCATCGGTGGAACCGGCATTTTCCGAAGGATCAACCGTCTCTGACGGTTCGTCCTCCGGGAAGACGACACCGGCTTCGGCAAGCTTCGCTCGTAAATCATCGCCGATGACCTCACCCTTATCGAGCAGCAGCTGCACACGATCCTGCGTGTTCTGCAAGCTGCTATGATAAGCATTGATAGTCTTTTCTCCAGCATTCTCTCCGAGAGAAGCTTTCTTCATGTTGAGCAGCTTGTCATCCTTGACCATCTTGCTCAGGTAGCTGCGCGCATTGGTAACTGCCTTGGCCGATTCAGCCGGATCCTCGCCATTTTCTACGGTTTCATCGTTGTTTTCCACGATGAAATCGTCATATCTGGCAAATTCAGACTTGTATTTATACCAGGTCTCTTTGAGCGTATTGAGAGACTCCGCAAGATCACATGGCTCAGTTATGCCGAGACATGTATTATAGAGGCTCTTGATTTTCTTCCATCTCTCAGCGTTCTGCGGCCATATAGCCTTGATGTTGTCAGGCAGGCTGTCATGATCCGGGCGTTTCCCTCCGTGCATGGGGAGATCCTTTTCACTGTCGTCCTTTCTGTCATTTTCTGCCGGCTCCTCGTTTACGGCAGTCTTCAGCTCGCCAAGCAGCTGCTTGGCATCGTTTTGCACATCCTCGAGCGTCTGGCCACGCTGACGGATAGGAACGAATTTCTTCAACTCATAGACGACCGTTGACTCAAAATGCTTAGGATTGGTCATTACCGTTTGAAACAGTTGGCTGTTTCTGTTGAGCTGCAAGAGGAGCGTGGCTCCGCTTATGACTTCCTCGGAAGTCCGATCCGTCTTCGCCAAAAATTCATTCAGTCTCTTAGTGATGGTGTTGTCTATTGGCATATTGTCATGTTTTTGATGTTATCGAAAAGGGGGCGGTCTCACGATCACACGTGAGGACCGCCCCCGCACCTATATATTATATGAGAAGAAATCATCCTGAAACAATCTTCTCACCTTAGCCGCCCGATGCCGTACCACCAGGCTTGGCTGCCGTCACAAGCTTACAAGTTGCGCCGTCGATGTCTCCATCAGCGGTGTGGATCTTACCTGTATAGAACGGAGCCGGATGAAAATCGGTGGCAGATGCCTCTACCGTTGTCGTGTTAGAGTCTGTTGCCGCAGCTCCCGTGTCCTGTTTCAGCGACAGCTCGGGAGAGAAGTCCTCCGATCCGATGATGCGGCATTTACCGTTGCGCTGAGGAACGAGGATGATAAGCTCGTCGTTGTTTGCCTGGTCGATGAAGCCGGAAGCCTCTTCCTCTGTACCGGGAATGGCAAAGGTCGTCTTATTGAGGAACGTCTTACATCCGTCCGTACCCTGATTCTCCA